GCCTTGGGTGCGATCTTCTACCTGTCTGGTGACGGGTTCTACCGCTACCCCTGCCAAGACCCCGTGAACTGGACTGCACTCGAGTGCACCCCACCAATTTGCCTGCGCACTGGCATGTGCGCCAATGATCTGACAGGAGCCTCGCAATGAGCAAGAACGACCCAGATGTGATGGAAGCCAAGCTGCGCTACTTTATCGGCGTGGCCCTGACCGTGATCCTCGGTGGGGTGATTTTCGCCATCCTCTACAGCCTGATCTTCGTGACCCAGCCGCTGGGGGAGAGCTCGGAAAACGACCGCAAGTTCTTCGAGCTGCTGACCCCCATCGCCTCGTTCATCGTGGGCGCTCTCGGCGGCGTGATGGCGGCAGGCAACAACCGCAACAAGGGCGGCAATGACGAGCCGCCGACACAGGAGTACACCGAATGATCGGACGCATTGTAGGAATGCTTGTTGGCCGCAAGCTGAAAGAGAAGGCCGTGGACGCCGTACTGGAAAAGGTGAATTTGCCTGACCCAGTCGAGACCGCGATAAAGGTTGCCGCCACCGGCAACGTGGGCGATCTGCTCGGCGGCATGGGCAAGAACGTGGCGCAGGAGACCGTCCTTAGCGCTGTCGCGAAGAGGGTGAAGAAGAAATGAGCCTGATTACCGTAGGCCAGCTGCGCGCCATGATCCCCACCAATAAGGAGGTCGAGGCTTGGTGCGAGGAGCTGAACAAAGCCCTGCCCAAATACGACATCACCACTGACCAGCGGATCGCGGGCTTCATCAGCCAGTGCGCCCATGAGAGCATGGACTTCAACGCCATGTCCGAAAACCTGAACTACCGCGAGGAAACCTTGAATAAGGTGTTCCCCCGCTACTTCGGCCCCGGCAAGCGCAACGCCGCCGAGTATGCCAAGAACCCCGAGAAAATCGCCAACTACGTCTACATGGACGAGTTCCGCACCTCCAAGCTGGGCAACACCCAGCCGGGCGACGGCTGGCGCTTCCGTGGGCGTGGGCTGAAGCAGTTGACCGGTCGTGACAACTACACCCGCTTCGCCAAGGACTATGGCATGACGGCGGAAGAAGCTGCTGTGTGGGTCGAGACCAAGGAAGGTGCGCTGGCATCGGCCCTGTGGTTCTGGAACACCAACAAGCTGAACCCTGTCGCCGACACCGGCAACGTGGCCGCGCTGACCAAGAAGATCAATGGCGGCGACATTGGCTTGGCTGACCGTCAGACGCGCTACGCGCGGGCCATGGCGGCATTGGGTGGCAAGGTGGAGGCCCCCACCCCAGTGACCTCTGGCGGCACTCTGCGGCGTGGTTCCAAGGGCGAGGACGTCAAGCGCATGCAGGCCAAGCTGGCTCTGGCAGCTGACGGCGACTTCGGCCCCGGCACCGAGGCGGCCCTGAAGAAGTGGCAGGCGGCCAACGGCCTGACGGCTGACGGCGTGGCTGGCCCTAAGACATTGGCTAAACTGCTCGGGTGATGTAGTATCACTCAAAATCGAGGGGTGCGGACGTGACCGGACTGACTTACAGCACATATGTGACGCAAATCGCAGAGATGGCGGTCGTCGATCCGCTTGACGTGAACTTTGTCACGATCCTGCCTGCGATGATCGACTACGCCGAGCTGCGCATCTATCGCGACCTCGATCTGGCAAGCACGTCGTTCGCATACGTCGACCCTGCCATCCGTGTGAACTCGGCAAGCAGAAACATCACCGTGCCCGTCCCGCTTGCCAATGGCGGCAGCTTCATGGTCAGCGAGCAGATCAACCTGATCCTGCCCGCCGGTCAAACCAACCCGGACGCCGAGGGCGCATCCAGAGTGCAGCTCCTCCCGACGACCAAGGAGTATCTGGACGCGGTCTACGGGTCTAACGTCACCGCAGCTCGCGGCGTCCCTGCCTTCTATGCCCCGCTCGACCAAAACAGTTTCTATGTGGGGCCTTTTGCAAACAGCACCTACTATTGCGAGCTCGTGGGGACATACCGGCCAGCCGCAATGTCGGTATCAAACCCCGTGACGTACATCAGCCAGTTCCTGCCTGATCTGCTCATCATGGCGTCGATGGTCTACATCTCGGCGTACCAGCGGAACTTTGGCCGCCAGTCGGATGACCCACAGATGGCGCAATCGTACGAGACACAGTACATGACCCTCCTGCGCAGCGCCGGTGTTGAGGAAGCTCGCAAGAAGTACGAGGGCCCGGCTTGGTCGTCACAGTCACCGACGCCAATTGCGTCTCCGACACGGGGGTAAGAGATGCCACACGCATCACTGAAGCTCATTCCCGGCGTCGACCAGAACAGGACGCCCGCCCTTAACGAGGCGGCAATCTCTGAAAGCAACCTGATCCGGTTCGTTCCTGATCGGAATGGCCTCGGGCTGCCCCAGAAAATCGGCGGCTGGGATCGGTTTATCTCCACCCCTATGACCGCTATCGTGCGGTCCCTGTGGGCTTGGGCCGATACCGGCAATGAGCGCTATCTCGCCATCGGGACCGAAGATGGGGTTTACACATACAACGACGACGAGGTTTCGGATCGCTCTCCACAGCTTTACGTCGCCAACCCGACAATGTCGTTCAACACGACGTCAGGCTCTAATGAGGTTGAGATTGACGACACTGGGTCGAACATCACCAGCTTCGACAGCATCTTTTTGTCGACGCACGTCTCCATTGGCGGACTGGTCCTGTTTGGCTTTTACTCATGCACCGGCTCCACCTCCGACACCTATTCGATCCTCTCTCAGAACATTATCGGGCTTCCGGTAAACGCCTCCAGCACGGTCACCGCTGGCGGTGCCACTGCCGTTTTTGATACGACGGACGGTTCGGCCTCGGTCGAAGTCACCTTGGCGGATCACAATTTTCAGGTGGGCAGCACCTTCCCCATCCTGATCCCCGTCACCGTTGGTGGGGTCACGCTGTATGGGAATTACATCGTACGAAGCGTAACTTCGGGCAGCATCTTTGTGATTGTCGCAGAGAACGAGGCTACGTCGACGGGAAGCGTGGCTATAAACGGTGGCCGCCCGAACATCACCTACTACATCGGACAGTCCGCTCTGCCACCATCCGTCGGTTTTGGAGCTGGCGGCTTTGGCGCTGGCGGTTTCGGCACCGGCGTCACCTCCTCCGGAACGAGAGAGTTCGCCACCACCGATGCCACCTGCGTGGGAACCTTGGCAACCGTTTCGTTCTCTGGCCGCTACGACATCCCGGTCGGCTCGCAAGTGACCGTCTCCGGCGTGACACCCTCTGGCTATAATGGGACGTGGACAACCACGGCAAAGACCGTTGGCTCCACGTCGACCGTCTCGTTTGTCATACCATCCGCCCTCGGAAATCAATCCGTTGCCGGTACGATGGCTGTGAACGTATTTGGCTTTACGGTCGCGACCGACTGGACCTTGGACAACTGGGGCGAGCTCCTGATCTCCGGTCTGACTGACGGCGAGATTTTCTACTGGAGCCCGTCTGACGGCGGCCAGCTGTCTGCCGTTGTCCCGAACGCCCCAAAGGTGAACGAGGGTTGCTTTGTCGCCATGCCGCAACGGCAGATCATCGCTTACGGCAGCACGTTCAACGGCATCAAAGACCCCCTCCTTGTCCGCTGGTGCGACATCGGAAACTTCACCAGCTGGGTGGGGACGGTCGCCAATCAGGCCGGTTCGTTCCGCATCCCCAAGGGTTCCCGCATCGTTTCAGGCCTTCAGGGGCCGCAGCAGGGCGTCCTATGGACCGACCTCAGTGTGTGGTCGATGCAGTATATCGGCCTCCCACTGGTGTGGTCGTTTAACGAGATCGGCACCGGGTGTGGCTTGATTGGAAAGAAGGCTGCGGCCACCCTGAGCGGAACCATTTACTGGATGAGCCAGAGCCAGTTCTTCTCGCTGGGCGGCGGCGGCGTCAGCCCAATCCCCTGCCCGATCTGGGATGTGATCTTCCAAGACATCGACGAGGACAATGTCGACCGCGTGATCTGCGCGACGAACGCCCGTTTCGGCGAGGTCACTTGGTACTATCCGACAATCGGCTCAGGCGGCATCCCAACCAAGTACGTCAAGTACAACACCCTCTTGGGCCAGTGGGACTTCGGCGACTTGACCCGCACCGCATGGATTGACCAGTCGGTTCTCGGGCCACCGATTGGGGCAGGCGAAGATCGCGTCATCTACCAGCACGAGGTCACGCAGGACGCCGACGGTGCCCCGATCAACGCCTATATTCAGACAGGGTATTTCGCGCTTCAGGAAGGCGACCTGAAGACGTTTGTCGACCAGATGTGGCCCGACATGAAGTGGGGCCTTTATGGCGGAAGCCAGAACGCCGAGGTCAAGATCACGTTCTACGTTGTCGACTACCCCGGCCAGACACCCAAGGTGTCTGAACATCTGGTGACGCGAAACACGACCTTCTTCACCCCAAGAATTCGGGGACGCCTCGTCTCGATCCGGATCGAGAGCAACGACCTAGGCTCCTTCTGGCGTCTCGGAAACATCCG